TGCAAACCCCGCCACAAAAAATCCTTATGTTGCAGGAGCTGTTTTATTAGGCAGTACAGCTGCTGGTGGTTTTGGCGGAAATTATTTGCTAGGTGGTGTTGCTAGAACTGGCAGAGAGGCCACCATAGATCAATTTTATAGCCTACCACCAGAAGAGATTGCAGCTGCTCACAATGATCTTTTAATTTCTTCTGCATTTTCTTTGATACCTTTTGGTCAAGGATCCATGGGAACTGCAAAACTTTTAAATGTTTTTAATAAAGATCCAGATGCTTTAAAGTATTTAGTAGAGTTAAGAGGCACAACAGACGAAACTATACAAGAAGCTAAAAGGTTTGGTTTTGATTTAACGCCTGCTCAAGCAGATCAAATTGGCAGCAGAGGAGCTGACTTGCAATATTTTTTAAGCAGGCAACCAGATGCAAGAAAAATAACACAGTTTTATGATAGTCAAGCTATGCAAATTTCTGAGGCAATTCGTACTTTTGCAGACGACATAGGTTCACAATCTGGCAAAGTTGGTGATGTAAATACTAGATTAGTAGACACAAGCAAAAGAGTGTTGGATGAATTAACAGCAAAAAGAAAACAAAGAGCTACAAGACTTTACAACATATTAAAAGAATCTCCAGGTGGTATAAAAGTAAATCACATGGACAATGTTATAGATTTAATTGATTCTAAAATTGCTGGTGAGGTCTTAGATGAATCTGGCAAGGTTGTAAATGTAATTAGGCCAGCCGATGAAACTGTTAAAAATTTAGAAAAATTTAAAAAAATGTTTTTTGACAAAGACGGCGTTTTAGTAGAAGACTTGATGGAACTAGATGCAAGAAGAACTACTGAAATGAAAAAATTGGCTTTTGCATTACAGGGTGAAGGTACTGGCGATGCTGGAACTATTTTTGGAATTATGGATAACATGACAGCATTAATGGATGAATCTGCTCCTATGTATAGACAAGCTAGGAGAGTTTATGATCCTAATAAACCAGCTTTACAGTTGGTTGAAAAAAGTGCAATAGGCAGGTTTGGAAAAATAATGACAGACAAACAAACTGCAACAGCCATGAAAAATCTTTTTGATCCGAATGTGTCATTAAAGTCACTAAGAAACTCCAGAAGAATTTTACAAGCCGCTGATCCAGAACTATTTAAAGACATAAAAAAACAATTTATTTTAGATCAATACGACAAATTTTTTAGAGCTGAATCTTTACAAAAAGGCATGCCTGGTTTTCAAAAATATTTTAGTGGTAACAAAACTGAAGCCATGATGAAAGAAATGTTAGAGCCAGAAGAATTTGCAAACTTTAGCAGAATGAATGAGCTTATGGGTATGGCTTTTAAAATACCGACATCTGGCTCTCAGACACAACCATTGACAGAAATGGCATCACAATTAGCGCATGAAGGTTTGGGCGGTAAAACTAAAGCAGCACAGACCGCATTAGCTTTAATTAATTTACCAGGCCGTTTTTTTCAAGGCCAATTGGGACAAGATATAGTTGGTAGAATAGCCAAAGATCAGCAACAAGGTTATCTTAATATTCTTACAGACCAATTGCTTGAAGGACCAGATACGATAAAAAACTTAGATGAAGTTTATAACTTTTTTAATACTAATGAGTTTATGATAAAACAAACAGGCTTGAGAGGTGGTGTTGAAGGCTACCAGGGTATTACAGAGCCAAGTGTTCAGCCTTATACTGGTAATGAGCAACCAGCTCAACCAGAGCAACCAGGTTATGAGGATCTGTTAAATCAGATTAACAGCATGTCACCCACAGATGGTGCTATGAATCAACCAGCCTTTGACATGCCTAGCTCTGATCTTGCTCCACCACAAATGTTGTCGCCAACTATTCTTCCAGATGAAAAAGATCGTGAGATCGCAATGCGACAGATGGGTGGTTTGGGTTCTTTGTCCTAAGACTCTGAGGCTAGGATAACAGCTCCGACTACTTCGTAATCAAGATCATATCCCATTACTTTTTCATCACCTACTTCTACTTCCAGGTTCCTGGAGATAAGTCTCATAAGAGCAGCTTGTTGATGCAGTGTTAATCTACTGAATAGATCTATAACTTCTTGAGCTTCCAGGACTGGCCTGTAAGATTGTGGTACTTGTTTTTGTTTTTTAGCCATGGTTTTAAATATCTTCATGTTCACTTATTGCAGCTAATCTTTTGTGTTCTTTTTGTATTAATACTTTAAGCTGATCTATTTTAGATCTGTGCTCGGTCTGGCAGATCTCATTTAATAGATCATAAGTAGCTGGATCTACCGCTAAACTTTTTCTAATTTCTTTGCCTTCGTTGTTCATTTTATATTTCCGTTTAATACATAGTGTATGTTTCGTTTGGTATATTCTATAAAAATTTACACAAATATACAAGAAATTATTAGTTTTTATCTGATATACTAAAAACCATGTACAAACTTAGAGATTACCTCTTAAGCATGCAGTCCAACTGGATGATCAATCACAAGACTCAACAAGCGGTTGAGGAAAGCATGCCGCAGATTATTAAATACAAGTCTAGCAATGGCCTGGAGGATATGGGCAAAACACCTATACATGACGTTGTAAAGAAGATCTATCCAGAGATCTACAGGTTCCCATTATTTCGCCGACACTTCTGCACGCTCTTGATCAGAGAGATCGAACACATGAAAAAAGAAATAGGCTTTGAAGGCAATGAGGATGAAGATGTTTACCGTCAGATCCCAGAGATTGTACTCAAAGAACAAGTACCAGAGCTGTATCGAACTATGTGGTTTGTGGTTCAAACAGTTCTCAATCCTATCTTTAATGCAGTTTGGCAAAGAGACTGCCATGATCCTGCAAGCATACAGATTGCAAACTATAATTTAAGAGACAAAAAACAAGGTGCCTGGCATCACGACGAATCGGCAGATATATCAGTTGTGGTCCCACTGAATACTGGCAAGTATAAAGGTGGCGGCACTGAATTTCATAATTACGGTGAGGTCCCACCTTTACCTACTGGCCATGCACTTATGTTTCCAAGTTTTAATAACTTGCATAAAGGTCTACCCGTTGAAAACGGTAATAGATACCTCTTGGTTTTCTGGCTTTGCGACAAGCAAAGAACTGTCGATTTATTCCATTATTTAGACTAAAAAATAACTGTTATTATTGTGTGTAAACAGTTGCAAATAGTTGCAACTTGTGGCATTATATCTATGTGGGAATTTTAATTGAAAACAAAAAAAAGGAGGTTGGAATGGCCACAAAATGGATTAAGTATTACATATATAAAGATGGTAAAAAAATTGATACTTGTACAAAAAAACAAATCAATGAAACCTGGCTTAAATGGCACGATTTAAAGTGGATATGTAAAGAAAAAAGAACTTTGGAGGTAGCGTAATGTTGAAATGGGTTGACGAAAAAGTAACTCCAAACAAGTATGCCAAGTTGTTAATCTTAGACAAGATTGACGAATTGCTTGCTGGGTACTGGGAGGAAGGTCTTGCAAACTATGACGGCACATTAGATTGTACTGAAAAAGAGCTTGCGGAAGTGAGAAAAATGTTAAGAAAAAGAGCCAAGGGTGTTTACAACTACCTTGGTTATACAAGGGAGGGATTGTAATGGTTGATGAAAAAATATTAACAAAAACAATTAGCAATGGCGCTGATTGTTGTGATTATAGGTTGGTCAAATACAAAATACATGGTAAATGGACAAAACCAATATTAGAGTATAACGAAGAAATATACACAAACGGAGATTGGCACATGGCCGAAGTGTTTGAACATCTTAGCCATGGAGATATTGCATACATGGTCAAAGAGTTTGGTATGAGATTTAGCCTAGGGTATGACGAAGAACTAATACAAACAGACGAACTTGTTGAGTTCAAGGAGGCTAAATAATGGATAGAAAAGAACTACCAAACAAACTAGCAAATTTAGCTAGAAAGATTGCTTTTAGAGATAAAGTTCCAACAAACTCAATTTTAAGGCCGATGTTGAAAAGACAAGGTTTTGAAAACGAAGTTTGGTGTATTACGATCGGATTTGACGAGGATTTAGACAAAGTTCCTACCAAACAAATTATGAAAGATTTTGATTTACTAGACCAAAAAGGAGAAAAAAATGTTTGAAGTAATTAGTTATGACGCAAATGGCAACGAAGATAAAGCCATGGCAAAGAAACTCAAAGACGGATTTGCAAAGGTGTATGACAACATGTGCAAAGATTGTCTAGGTACTGGTAAAAGGAAGATCACTTTTGAGGATTGCTTTGGTAATCCAATGCCAGAAAAAACTGTTTATTTAAAATGCAACTGCAAGGAGGTGGTGTAATGATTGACGCAAAAGTAACGGGATACTGGGGAGCTGGTATTCCAATCGACAAAGGCAGAGTGATTGCCAACCACAACGATGGTTATGTAACGATCAAGTGGGGAGACGGCAGAGAGGTTATGCACTTAGAGCACAATATCAGAGACGGTGCTTGGCATAACCATGATGCCAAAAAGTACGGTTTAAGTCCTATAGGTATTTACTGGGGAGCTCACTTAAACTAATAAAGATCCGATAACTCTACAGTCTGGATTCCTTCCAGGTTGTAGGGTTTAAATTCATCCTGCTCTTTACATCTGAGCAATAGATCCAAGGCCTGTTCATTCTTAGCTTGTGCATAAACAAGCGCTTCATCTGATAAACGATAGACTCCATAAGGATATGGAAATTGTTTTTCCTGGGCCAAGAAGTTAAATCCGTCAGCTCGCAAGCCAGAGGCTCTACAACCGTCAACATATAGTGCTGCTTGCATGTGATAGTTGAACCCATTAATCGCTTGTCTAAAGCCACGAGGTGAAGCGTCACGACATGTTTTAAGATCCCAAACGTCCTGGTTATCATACCAATCCAATCTGCATTTAAAGGGATGGCCGTGTAATTCAAAAACTAAAGTTAGCTCGGCTCTGTGATCTTCTTTAGGAATATAGTCGGCAACGACTTCTCGACGTTCCATACAAACGTCGTACATGTCCTGGGTGATCGCAGTCCTATCTTCTACGGTGGCCATAAAGTCTTCATATTCTTCTTTGCCAGCTTTGGTTCTGCGATCAAACTTTGGCATGATTATAAATTCTTCATCAAACTTATGATGTTCCAGGAACACCGTGTGTTGTACTCGGCCTTCCAAGAGCGCTGGAGTCTGGACCATTTCTTTTCTATTCTTCCAGCTGTACGGGCATTTTATGACCGAGGTAAGATCGTGAGATCTAAAGGCTGGGATTGCTGCATACTCTTCATAAGGTATGTCCTCATATATTCCTGGTTTCATTGTCGCTCCTTAAAATAAATGTTCGTCTTTGGTTAGCTCAGTCATTATTAAACTGTAGCCGACCAGATCGTCAGCTGAATCTTCATGCCCTGGATTGTTGACGATACGGCATGATTTAAACGCGATCATCATAGCGCAGCATTGCGATGGCGTTAGTTCCATGCCAAGCAGTGCGCTCCAGGTTTTGGACAGCTGATTAAAGAAGGCCTCTGGACTATTGTAGGCGTTGCCTTTGATGTCCAGGAGGTCTGCTATTTGGTTTGCTTTATCTTTATACATAATCAGAGTTGATGGGTAGCTATCTCAACTTTTTAGGGGGGTTGAGATCGTGAGAAGTACGGAGGTGCTACCCATCAAAAATTGTTAAAACGGTATGTCGTCTTCTGTGATTGTCTTCTTCTCATCGTCGTCCCAATCGTCGCTGTGTGTTTCAGCTGCTGCTTGGTCATTCAACCTTGCTAGCTCCTCATTCATTGAGGGTTCGTCAGAATCGCCAACTGCTGCTTTGTATTCATAACTGGATTCAATATCCGTTTGTTGCCAAGGCGGTAGTGAATCAAAGATGTCACACATAGCTTTGGTTTCTGGTGAGGACTTACCTTTGAACTCATTACAATATAGATCCATGTCAAACGATTGTTTGTCATTAAATGTTTCTACAACCTGGATCCCACCGTCTGGTCTTTGCAGGTTCATAATTTTTGGGTTGCCACCTTCTGAAAATTCAGTCGGAGCTGTATGGCCAACTTCTATTCTAGCAGTACAACCAAGGAGTTTACTTATGTCAAAACCTCCCAGTTCTTCTTCGGTAAAACTTTTACCTCTCCAGCTCTCCAGGTCCTTTCTAAGAGCAGCTGCTTCGAATAAGGATGCAGTGTAAGTCCTAGAGACAGCAAAGGGCCTGTCGTCTTGCATCTTACATTCATTGGTTTCTGGATCCAGGGCCTTGGTGATTTCAAAAGTTATATGGACTCTGGTCTTTTTACTTTTGACACCTTTGTATTCTTGATCAGTCGTTCCCAGATCAATGATACGAAAACAGGTACCTGTGTAGATACCCTTTTGTAATTTTGGTAAGCTATCGCCGCTACCGTCGCTACTAATTGTTAAACTCATAATTAATTTTCCTCCGAGTGTTTGCAAATTATCATAAACTTGGGTAATATTCTATACACTTTTATAAAAGAAGTAAACAACAAAAAACAAGGATGATTGATGTCATTAAAAATAAAGCGACCAAACAATAAGAATTTTGAAACCCCATTTACCAAAGATTACACATCACAGTTTAGAGATTTCCTAGCCACGAATGGCTATGAACCAGATCCCAATAAGGGATTGGTTACCGATGGCTCAATTGGTCGAGCATACATCAACATTGGTAACCAAAGGAAGCTGGTGGGTTGGTATCAAGCCTGGTTAGATCAGAGTCTACCTTATGGCAGAATTGGCGACTACCGTGTCAGCACGGACCAACCCACAGCGACTTGGAAGCCAGAGAATAGTAAGAAGTATCGTATGACCAAAGAGCAGAAGGCGGAGATCGAGGAATTACGCCGTGCCGCTGAGGTGAAGACAGCTGAAAAATATACGCAGGCCGCAGAGCGTTCTCAGTCTATATGGGCGGGTTGTGATGATGTGGTGAAGCATGAATACCTGGAGAATAAACAGGTCCTTAGTTATGGTCTAAAAAAAGATAAACACGACAACTTGGTTATCCCTTTAAAAGATAAGCAGGGCACTATCGTTGGTCTACAGTTTATTGCGGGCGATGGATCTAAGCGTTTTCTTACTGGTTCTAAAAAAAGCGGTAGCTTTTTTCTTCTCGGCAGAGAGATCTTCAATAGCACAGATACACTCAATTATGCAGAAGGCTATGCCACTGCTGCATCTATATACGCTGATCGCTCTCAGCCTGTGGTCGTGGCGTTTGATGCCTATAACTTATCGCCTGTCGCAGAGGTGATGTACGAGTATTTTCCCAAACATAAACACGTCTTTGTCGCTGATAATGATGATAGTAAAACAGGTGAAAAAGAAGCAATGAAGGCGGCAGCCTTTATCAATAAGAAGGGCGGATACGCCGAAGTCCAGATGCCAGAAACGAAAGGCGATTACAACGACCATAAAAACGAAGTTGCTGTCGTCGAAGGCGAGGTGGTCCTGCAAACATTAGATGTGCCAGTAGAGTTTGACTTTGTGCGATCAGCAAGCGGACGCTTCTTAAACACGAAGGACAATATTGGCGGGGTGTTGAAAACACATAACGTGGATGTTCGCTATAACGTCATTAAAAAGAAGATGGAGATTGACATACCGCAGATGAAATTCATTGCAGATATGCACGAGGAAGCCAGTCTGATTGAGATCGAAGATCGTTGTATTAATATGGGGATCCCGCACACTAAGGTTCGCGACTATCTCAAAGTCTTGGCGCGAGAATATAACCCAGTAAAAGAATGGATCGACTCGGTCCCTTGGGATGGCCAGGACAGACTCCCAGACTTTTTAAATTCGCTGACTACAGAGGAATCCGCGCAGCTTAGAGATATGTTATTAAAGAAATGGTTAATCAGCTGTGTAGCAGCGGCCTATGAAACAAATGGCGTTGAACTCGAAGGTATCCTCGTTTTGCAGGGCGCACAAGGACTCGGTAAGACCTTATGGTTCAAGCGACTATGTGATTACAATAAAGGCTGGCTCTTGGAGGGTGCAACGCTTAATCCTTCTGACAAGGACTCTGTAAAGAGAGCGGTTAGTCATTGGATTGTAGAGTTAGGCGAGATTGAGTCTACCTTTAAGAAGTCGGATATAGATCAGCTCAAGGCCTTTGTTACGTCTAAGTCAGATGAACTAAGGCTACCCTATGATCGGGCGTTTACGACCTATCAGCGCAGGACAGCGTTTTACGCTTCTGTTAATGCGCGCGAGTTCTTGACGGATACGTCGGGCAATCGAAGATTCTGGGTACTCGCAGTCAGAGATATTAATGTCAATCACGGTGTCAACATGCAACAGCTCTGGGCGCAGATAAAAGAGACGATGTATGTGCCAGGACAAAAGAATTGGTTTCTATCACCAGATGAGCGCGAGCTCTTGCAAGATAGCAACGAACAATATAGAACTCAGTCGAGTGTGGAGGATCTTATCCTGGAGCATGTAGACTTTGGTAGCGAACATGCCAAGCCTGTGCAAATGACAAAGCTCTTGCGCGATCTTGGAATCAAGTCACCAAGGATGCCAGACTTCAAAGAAGCGGCCCGTGTCTTACACGGAAGAGGCATCGAGCCTAGACGATCTAATGGCAAGAAGATCTATGATCTGGACTACAGCGCAGCTGAGGGTGATACTTATACAGATTACACGAGTAAGTTCAATGATTAAACAAATGAAAAAAATAGGCAATGCAACATTGTATTGTGCAGACTGTAAAGACGTTTTGCCTTTGCTGAAAGACATAGACGCTTGTGTTACCGATCCGCCGTATGGCCTATCGTTCATGGGCAAGCAGTGGGATTATGATGTTCCAGGTGTAGATATTTGGACGCAAGTGCATGACGTATTAAAGCCTGGTGCACATCTTTTATCATTCTTTGGCTCTCGCACTTATCATCGAGGAGCTATACCGATAGAGGACGCAGGGTTCGAGATACGGGATCAACTCATGTGGATCTACGGTAGTGGCTTTCCTAAGTCGCACAACATAGGTAAGGCTGTAGACAAGTTGCAAGGGAATGAGAGAGAGGTATCTGGTAGTGGCAAGTCTGGAGGAGCTTTTCATTATGGTTCTGTGGGTGAGGGTGGTTTTGGAAATACTTTTGATGGCAATGGTGTGGCATCTAAAGAGTGGGAAACAACAAAAGGTAATACAGAATGGGAAGGCTGGGGAACAGCACTCAAACCAGCGCATGAGCCAATCGTTATGGCTAGGAAACCATTTAAAGGCAGCGTGGCAGAGAATGTGTTAGAGCATGGTACAGGTGGGATTAATATAGATGAGTGTAGGGTTGGAACAGAAAAACTCGATACCTCTAAAAATAGAAGAAAGAAAAGCTCGCAAAAGAAAACTGTCTTTAAGTCTGGTTTTGACAATAAGCCTGGAGGTGAAATAGTTGAGGGCAGATTCCCAGCCAATGTCATGCACGATGGATCTGAGGTTGTCGGCGACATTTTTCCAAAAAACAAAAAAAGTGGTGTCATGGGTAAGGGTAAACAATACAAGGGTTTTGGCAAGCATGGTATTTATGGTCAAGCAAAAGATGATATAAGTCACACATTTTATGGGGATGAAGGCTCAGCGGCTAGATATTTCTATTGTGCGAAAGCAAGTAAGAAAGATAGAGGTGATGATAATGCACATCCTACCGTCAAGCCAACGGAGTTGATGCGTTATTTATGTCGCCTGGTAGCACCGAAAGGTGGGGTGATAGTTGATCCATTTATGGGTAGTGGTAGCACGGGTAAGGCGGCGATAGCCGAAGGCTTTGGTTTTGTTGGTATTGAAATGAATGAGGATTATTTTGAGATAGCATGTGCCAGAATAGAGGCTGCTCACAAACAAAAATCACAGGAATTATTCTAATGATACGAATACAAATAGATCTCCAGATGTATCAAGATGATCCGACATATAAAGAAGTCGAACAGCATTTGTATGAGATCTTGCTCAATCGCAAGCTGATCTACAAATCAATTCGACCAGGTGATCCTGGATATTGGAACAAATATAAGGTAAATGACGATGATGTTAGAGACGATTAAGGTAATTTTATGCAGTGCGGCTGTTACCTTTTTTTTAGTCCTGGCTTGCTCATTTATTTTGGTCGGCCTGGCTGTGATTATTGCTGACAGGCATATCAATGGCAAATAAAGGCAAAAAAGGGTATAGCAAAGGGTATAGTAAAATTGGCTGTACCCTGCCTCAATCCCTTGCTACTACTGTCTTTACTATATATAAGGGTATAGTGTATATATATATATTATTATTAGTATTGGCTATAAGAATAGCATCTTACGCGTTACATAATAGGTATAATAGAACAGCTATGCACTCTACACTCTACACTGGTTTACAATAGGAAGAATTATGCCCAGAAAGAAAAAGGAAGATCAGAAGATCACGAACGCTCCGACTCAGTTTGAGAAGGATGATGAACACGGGTTGACTGAAATGCAGGCCAGCTTTGTGTGGCATTACACCGAAGGTGCATGTGGTATGACTGAGGCTGCCAGAAAAGCTGGGTATCAGTTCCCAAGTGCAAGCGCAGGCAAGCTGCTCAATGGTAAGAACTTTCCGAACGTGGTTAAGGCCATTCGGATCAAGCAAGATGAATTAGCAGAGAAGTATGCGATCACTCCACAAAAGACTGGCACGATGTTGTGGAAGGTAATGGAGAGCGCTTACGAGAACGGCCAATTCAATGCAGCTGTGTCAGCAATTAAAGAGCTCAATCAGCTCGCTGGTTTATCGGTCAATAGATCCCAGAATATAAACATCAACGCTAACCTGGAGAAGATGTCCAGAGATCAAATCAAGGACCGCCTGGGACAATTGCTCGGCGCAAATATAGACGACTATTCTCCCAAAGATAAATAGATCTGTGGCTTTGTTTTTGCGGCCTCCCGATCCAAGCGCCAGAATCTGAGAAAAAAACAAAGGCAGTCGTAAGTCATTGATATGCCGTGCTTTATTGCGTATATAAACATGTATTCTTTTGTGCAACTATGTGCAACATGTGAGCACAACAGTAACGCGCAACAAATAGGAGTCCCTTGGGACCGCTTTTTTACAGGGAAATCGCATTATTAGGAACCCCTACACCCCCAAATAGCTGCGGCCGTTTGCAGTTGTAGTTATAACTAGGTTAGATACATTGAATCACCAGAAAAACTCAACGCAAAAAAATTTTGTGCAAAAAATTTTGCAATGCAAAGGATCCCTATGGCCCGACTTTACCTGCGGCCATATCGCTTGCTACAATGCAGGAATGGTTATTGAGAACAAAAGCAAAGAAGATAGACTGTCAAAAAATAAAAAATTTTTTCAAGATTATCATACTAATGTTTTATCAAGCAAAAGAGTTGGATCAGATCCAGAAATAGGTGGAAACATCACCATGTTTATAACTGGAACAGAAATAGATGGTAAGGAATATTTGATACCCCTTTATAATCCAGATACTGGTTTGGTTGAAGGTACACCATATCAAGTTGAAAGAAATGGTGAAATCAAAACATTTTATAAGCCAACAAAAAAAGCCATAGAGAGAGCAAAAACATATATTAAATCTGGAAAAATAAAACCATACGACACGCCACAAGAAGCAGAGCTAGATAGATCTATTTTTTATCCACAAATTATTCGAAATTAAATGGCAACAGAGGATGTAAACGTATTTGACACTACCGAAGACGTAGGTG